GGGTGTAGGGGTGGTTTTGCGCTTGGCCATAATCAGTCCTCCCAGCGGCGTTCTGGCGGGGCACGATGCACCCGCTTCTTGACACCATGCATCGCTCTATCGCGGAGTGTAATCAACTCAAATAAATCTCTTTTCTCGTTTATATACAATAGGTTGAGGATCATCACAGCGCCATGGAAGGTATGTCTGAACGCGCCTATGCCGACCATTCCAAGCTCTCGCGCGGAGCCGTGCAAAAAGCACGTAAAACCGGGCGGTTGGTTCTGTTTGCAGACGGGTCGATCAATGCTGCTGCCTCAAATGCGCGGCGCGGGGCGATGACCGATCCCGACCAACAGATGCGCGCACGGGGTGGATTTGGTGGGGGTGGTGGAAACAACGCAGATGGCGGTGGCATCTCCGGCCCGGGCGACAGCACGTCCTATCTAAAAGCGCGCACGGCCCTGACGGTCTACCAAGCGCAGGAGCGCCAGCTGTCACTGCAAAAGAAAAAGGGCACGCTGGTCGATCGCGCGCGGGCGGAGGCGCTGGTGTTTCGTCTGGCCCGCCAAGAGCGGGATGTCTGGGTTACCTGGCCCACCCGCGTGGCAGCCCTCATGGCCGCACAATTATCCGCAGAGATGGAGAAGGCGCAGGGCACACCCGTGACGATCGAAACTGCGATCCTGCAAAGGGTGCTGGAAACCCATGTCCGAGAGCAGCTCAACGCCCTGGCAGACCTCAGGGTCTCGCTTGGATGAGGACGATCATGATCTGACAGCCGATCTCGACCTCGGCTTTGACGGCGCTGAGAATATCCTGCGCGTATGGCGTCAGGGGATGCGGCCCGATCCGGATCTGACCGTGTCGGAATGGGCCGATGCGCATCGCAAACTGTCGTCCCGCGCCAGTGCGGAACCCGGGCAATACCGCACCGCGCGCACGCCCTATCTGCGCGAGATCATGGACGCGCTGTCGCCGTGCCACCCGGCGCAGCGGATCAGCTTCATGAAGGCCGCACAAGTCGGCGCCACGGAGGCGGGTAATAACTGGATTGGCTTTGTTATTCACCACGCGCCAGGCCCGATGCTGGCGGTGCTGCCCACGCTGGAGATGGCAAAACGTACCTCGCGGGGTCGGATTGATCCGCTGATCGAGGACAGCCCGGCGCTGCGGGAAAAGGTGAGCCCGGCCCGCTCGCGGGACGCGGGCAATTCGATGCTGTCGAAAGAATTCCCCGGCGGCATTCTGGTGTTGACCGGGGCAAACTCGGCCACTGGCCTGCGCTCGATGCCCGCGCGGTATGTGTTTTTGGATGAGGTTGACGCCTATCCGGCCTCCGCAGACGAGGAAGGCGATCCGGTCACGCTGGCAGAGGCCCGCACCACGACCTTTGCGCATCGCCGCAAGGTGTTCATGGTCTCGACCCCGACGATCCGGGGGCTCAGCCGGATCGAGCGGGAGTTCGAGGCCTCTGATCAGCGGCGTTATTTTGTGCCCTGCCCGCATTGCGACCATCGGCAATGGCTGCAGTTTGATCGGCTGCGCTGGGACAAGGGGCAGCCGGAAACAGCAATGTATCACTGCGCTGGGTGTGAGAAATCCATCGCGGAGCACCACAAAACAGAAATGCTGGCCAAGGGTGAATGGCGTGCAACGGCGGTTTCCGCCAACCCGAACGCGATCGGGTTCCACCTCTCAGCGCTTTATTCGCCGATTGGCTGGAAAAGCTGGGAGCAGATCGCGCGGGACTGGCTGGCGGCCCAAGGTTCTGACGAGATGCTGCGCGCGGCGCGCAACACGCTGCTGGGCGAAACATGGGTCGAGAGCGGCGATGCACCAGAATGGCAGCGCCTTGCTGATCGGCGCGAGATGTTTGTGGCACAGATCCCTGCACGGGGACTGTTCCTGACCGCGGGAGCCGACGTGCAGAAGGACCGCATCGAGGTCGATGTCTGGGCCTGGGGCCGTGGTTTGGAAAGCTGGCTCGTGGATCACATCGTCATTCCTGGCGGGCCGGATGATTCTGCCTGCTGGGACAAGCTGACAGCTTTGCTGGGGCAAACATGGGTGCACGAACACGGTGCTGTCATGCCCCTGGCAAAGCTGGCCATCGACACCGGCTATGAAACGGCAGCCGTCTACGCATGGGCCCGCACCCAAGGCATCGCACAGGTGGCCCCCGTCAAAGGCATGGAAGGCTTCAACCGCACAACGCCGGTCTCTGGGCCAACCTTTGTTGATGCGACCGTGAACGGACGAAAGCTCAAACGTGGTGCGCGGCTTTGGACAGTGGCCACGGCGACCTTCAAGGCGGAGACCTATCGCTATCTCCGGCTGGAGCGGCCCAATGATGAAGACCGCGCCAGTGGCGTCTCAAATCCAGCGGGCACGATCCACCTGCCGGACTGGGCTGACAGCGAATGGCTAAAGCAGCTCGTCGCCGAACAGCTCGTCACGATCCGCAATAAGCGGGGCTACGCGCGCCAGGAATGGCAAAAGATGCGCGAACGCAACGAGGCGCTGGATACTCGGGTTTATGCCCGCGCGGCCGCCTGGATCCTCGGTGCTGACCGCTTCGATGAACGGATGTGGCGGCAGCTCGAGAAACAGGCCGGGGTTGAGACTATCACGGCGGCCGCCAAAGCCGACACTGACACACCGTCCGAGCCTCAGGCCGGGCGGATCGCCGCCCCTCGCAAGCGCGGTTGGCGGGTAAGCACGCCAAAATACATGGAATGACCTATGACCCTCGATGATCTCAAATCCCGCCACAGCGCGTTGCTGGCGGCGCGCTACAGCGGCACGCGCTCTGTGAGCTATGATGGCAAAACTCTGACCTATGGCACCGATGCTGAATTGGCGGCCGCTGTCTTTGATATCGAACGGCGCATCGCAAAAGCCGAACGCGGCGCTGGGCGCATCTCTCGCCCCCATGCCGTAAAGGACCTGTGATGAACTGGCGGCAGCGTCTCGGGGCCTTTGTCGGTGGCTTTGATGCAGGCCAGCATCACCGCCGTCTGCGCGGGTTCCAGGCGACGCGCGCGCATGTGAATGCGCTGATCGCGGCGTCAGGACCCGATATCACTGCCCGCGCCCGCTGGTTGGTGCGCAACAACGGCTACGCGGCCAATGCTGTTGAAAGCTGGGCTGCAAATACTGTCGGCGACGGGATCAAACCAATCTCGCAAATTGCAGACGCAGCGCACAAGGAAGAGCTGCAGCGCCTTTGGTTGGCCTGGACGGATGAAGCTGACAGCGAAGGTCTGACCGATTTCTACGGGCTGCAGCGGCGGGCGGCACGTGAGGTGTTTCTGGCGGGCGAGGTTTTCTTCCGGATCAGACCAAGACGCGCAAACGATGGGCTTTCCGTTCCCTTGCAGCTACAGATGCTGCCCGCCGAGATGTTGCCGCTGCAGCAGACGGGAATGGCTGGCAATGGTAATTCCATCCGTCAGGGCATCGAGTTCGACCGGGTCGGACGCCGCGTGGCCTATCACTTCCTCCGGCGGCACCCCGGCGACAGCACCGATCCGGGGTTGGCGGGCGAAATGGTCCGGGTTCCAGCAAGCGAGGTGATCCATGTGATCGATCCGGTGGAAGCGGGTCAACTGCGCGGGGTCTCAAAGCTGGCACCTGCCATCGTGAAGTTGTTTCTGCTCGATCAATACGACGATGCCGAGCTCGACCGCAAAAAGGTGGCGGCAATGTATGCGATGTTCGTGACCTCCCCCGCCCCGGAAAACCCGCTGTTGCCGTCCGAGGATGACGACATGCTGGGCGGTTTCGAGATCAGACCGGGCCAAATCGTGCGTCTGGATCCGGGCGAGGATGTGACCGTGGGCCAACCTGCGGATTCAGGCGCGACCTACGAGCCGTTCCAATACCGCACGCTGCTTCAGGTCGCCTCGGCGCTGGGCATTCCTTATCCTTATCTGACCAATGACATGGTGAAGGGCAACTTCTCGAACTCACGCCTTGCCCTGATCGAGTTCCGCCGCCGCGTTTCGGCCTGGCAGCATTCGGTGATGGTCTACCAGTTGTGCCGTCCCGTCTATGCGCGCTGGATGGATGCCGCTGTATTGTCTGGGGCATTGGACCTTCCCGGCTATGAGGCTGACCGGTCACGGTTTCTGGCGGCCAACTGGCTACCCACTAAATGGGATTGGGTCGATCCCCTGAAGGACGCCAACGCTGAGATTGCCCAAATAGAGGCGGGCCTCAAATCCCGCAGCCAAGCCATCGCCGAGCGTGGTTATGACGCAGAACAAGTCGACCGCGAAATTGCGGCTGAGCGCGCACGCGAGCGATTACTCGGCCTCGACTTTCGCCGTCCCGGCTCGCCCGCACAAGGCGTGCAGGCTTTAACAGGCCCGGATGAGGATGAGGGCGAAGACGACGATAAAGACCCAGCAGATGAAACCGATGATGCGGGCCGCCCGCGCAACCCTGAGGACCAGACCTGATGTTCCACGCCCGCATTGCTGCGCGCGCCTTCAACACGCCGCTGCTGGTTGAGCCTTCCAAAGCCATGGCGTTTCTGTCCGGCCTTGGGCCGCGCATCCTTGGGCGCCGGGTCGAGATTGGTGACGAAAACGGCGGCCTGGAAAGCCTCGTCGCTCCGCCAGCGCGCGTCAGCATTCTAGCCGGTGGGCTGCTGGACGATTACCACCAACATGGTGAGACGCCCTATCCTATGCTCGACGGCATTGCTGTTATCCAGATCTCCGGCGTGCTGATCCACCGCGGGGGCTGGATCGGACAGTCCTCGGGCCAGACCAGCTATGAAGGGATCACAGCACAGATTGACGCGGCAGCAAGCGACCCGTCCGTGCGCGGCCTTGCATTGGAAATTGACAGTTTTGGCGGCGAAGTCGCGGGGGTATTTGACCTTGCAGATCGTATTCGTGCAATTCGCGCCATCAAACCCGTCTGGGCCTTTGTGGCAGAACACGCCTTCTCGGCGGGCTATGCGCTTGCAAGTCAGGCTGACCGTATCCTGCTGCCGCGCACCGGTGCTCTGGGCAGCATCGGTGTCGTGGTGATGCATGCTGATCTCAGCGGTCAGCTGGATCAAGACGGGGTGCGCGTCACGCTGATCCACGCAGGAAGCCATAAGGTCGATGCCAATCCTTACATGCCGCTCCCAATTGGGATCCGCGATGACATTCAGCGCGAAATCGATGTGCTGCGCTTCCTCTTTGCGGAAACGGTGGCAGCGGGACGTGGCGTGCGGCTGAGCCAAGAGGCAGCACTCGCCACTGAGGCTGCCAGCTTTCGCGGGGCTGAGGCTGTGGCGGCGGGTCTTGCCGACGAAGTCATCGATCTTGCGCGTGGGTTTGCCAGTTTTCGACAAAACTTGTCTCCCATCCGCGCAACTCTGCCATCCCGCGTGGCCACCAAGGCCCAATCCCAATCCCAATCCCGAAAGGATCCTCTCATGAGCAACGACACCTTGCCACAAACCGAACCAAACCCCGATGACGCGCAAGACGGCCAAACGCAGAGCGATATTGCCGAAAATAGCGGCACAGATCCCGAAGCGCCGCCTGCTGCTGCTTTTGCTCCCACACCTCCCGCAGCCTCGGGATCACCAAAAGCTGACCCCGCCTCAGCCCTCCAGACATCCATGCGCGCGGAACTTTCTGCCCAGCTTCGCCTTGAAGTGGCCGAGATCACCGAGATCGCAGCACAAGCGGGACGCCTCGGCATTGCCATCGACGCGGCAGAAGCCCTGAGGGAAGGCACAACACCTTCGGCGCTGCGCCGATCGGTGTTGGTGCATGCGGCAGCCGCAGCCGATGCGCGGGATGTGGTGGCAACAGCCCCCGCTCCGGCGGCATCACCAAACAGCGAAAGCCCTATTGTTGCCGCAGCCAAACGCGCCGCAGCCTCCAGCGCAAAACGCTAAGCGATTCCACAGCCGTCATACTCCCACGGCCGTCTTAAAATTCCGCCACTCCTGCCCAGCGGTGAATTGCTTATTTCTCCATCCCCAGAAGGATCCCCGACATGACTGTCCTGACCCAACCGCCCAGCTTGGGCGATATCCTCAAATATGAGTTGAACCCCAATTATACCCGCGAGACCGTCACCCTGCTGGCAGGAGCTGCCTATCCCGTGGGTGCTGTGCTGGGCCGCATCACCGCCAGCGGCAAATACAAGCTGGCAACCTCGGGCGGCACGGATGGCGCGCAAACAGCGGCCGCCATGCTGCTCTATCCCGTCGATGCCTCTGACGCTGATGGTACCGGCATTGTCATCGCGCGCGGCCCCGCCATCGTCTCCAAAGCCGCCCTCGCCTTTGACACCACCGTCGATGATGCCTCCAAAACCACCACCAAACACGGCCAGCTCGCAGCGCTGGGCATCATTCCGCGCGATACCGCCTGATCCAACCGCGCGTCCGTCGCAGCCATCCTCTCATCTTCCCTTGCCCCTCATTCCCCCGGAGTTTCCCATGACTATCACCCGTAATCCCTTCGACGCGGGCGGCTATTCGCTCGCTGAGATGACGCAGGCGATCAACATCCTGCCCAACCTCTACACCCGGCTCGGCCAGATCGGCCTCTTCCGCTTTGAAGGCGTCACACAGCGCTCAATTGTCATCGAGCAGCGCGAAGGTGTGTTGAGCCTCCTGCCGTCCGTCCCGCTGGGCGCACCTGCAACGGTGGGCAACCGCGAGGCGCGCTCAATGCGCTCCTTTGCCTTGCCCTGGATCCCGCATGACGATGTCATCCTGCCTGCTGATGTCCAGGGCATGCCAGCGCTCGGCCTCTCGGACGCAGCCGATCCGCTGGTCGAGGTGATGAACCGCAAACTGACTCTGATGCGCCGCAAACATGCCCAGACCCGCGAATATATGGAGATGAACGCCCTGCGCGGTATCGTGAAGGACGGCGCGGGGACCACGCTTTACGACTATTTCACCGAGTTCGGCCTTGAGAAGATCTCGATCGACTTTGTCTTTGGCACTGCTGGCACAAACGTGCAGGGCAAAGTCCGCAGCGTGCTGCGCGCCATGGAAGACAACCTGCTGGGTGAGACCATGACCACCGCGCATGCGCTGGTGAGCTCGGAATTCTTCGACAAGCTGATTAGCCATCCCAAGACCGAAGAGGCCTATAAGTTCTTCTCGGCAACCGGTGGCCAGCCACTGCGCGAGGACATGCGCCGGGCCTTCCCCTTCGCTGGCATTC